GCGATTAACTAATCTTAATGTTCTTGTGGACTTTAAGAAGACTAACGCTAATTTAGCGCAGCAAATGGATCTTGCTAATATGAGCAATGAACAGCAGCTAGAAATGTCTGAACTGGCTGATAGGTCGGCTACCGATACTGCAAACTTTACAGAAGCTAATCGTTTTAGACTTCAAAGACTAAGCATGTACGTTAATGTAATGTCTCAAAATACTGAATTAAGGCAACGTGCAGAGATGGCTCAATTAAGCGCGGCTGAAAAAGTAGATTTAGCTAATTTATCTGCTAAGAATCAAGCCGATTCAGAAAGTATGGATGCTTCAAATATTAATGCGCTCCAAACATATGAAAAGAAAATGGCAGCCGGGCAAGTTAATGCACAGCTTGCACAACAGGTAGGACTTGCAAATCTTAATAATAGGCAATCGGCTGCGATGTTTAATGCTCAGATTGATGCTAATCTAGATATTAAAAAGTTTGATGCTGATCAACAAGTGGAGATTGCTAATAGCCAATTTATGCAGACTATGACAGTAAAAAATTATGATGCAAATCAACAGACAGCGATACAAAATGCAACGGCTTTAGCCTCTTTAGACTTGGCAACAGTTGATCAACGAACTAGGCTTGCTGTAGAAAACGCTAGAAATTTTTTACAGATGGATATGGCTAATCTAAATAATTTACAGCAGACTAATATTTTAAGCGCTCAACTTAAACAGCAAAGAATCTTATCGGATCAGGCAGCAGGAAACGCATCTTTACAGTTTAATGCTACTTCTGAAAACCAAACAAATCAATTTATGAGAAACCTTGCTGCTCAAGTATCTCAATTTAATTCTCAACAAAGTAATGCTATATCACAATTTAATACATCAGAATCAAACAGAATGGCTGCTGTTGAGGCTGGAAATAATTTAGAAGCTAATAAGTTTAATACTCAGATAAGCGCACAAATAGATCAATATAATGCTTCTTTAGAGTTTCAAAGAGATCAATGGAATGCTGCAAATGCACAAGCAATAGAACAATCAAATATAGCTTGGAGAAGAAAAGCAAATACAATAGATACAGCCGCTAAAAATGCCGTTAATCAACAAAATGCACAGAATTCTTTTTCTTTGACTAGAGATGCTCAAAGTGCTTTGTGGCAGGAATTGAGGGATAAGGCTACTTTTAGTTGGCAAGGAGGCCAGAATCAATTAGACAGGATTTCTAGGATGTTATCATCGGCTCTATCTAGTGATACTATTACTGCAACTGCCGATTTAGGTTGGGAGAGCGGTAGTGATCTGCAAGATTTAATGGGTATATTCATAGACGAAGGACAGGAATACTGAGGGTGGAATATTATGGGAATATTTAGTAGTCTTTGGAAAGGCATTAAAAGTGTCTTTAAAAAAATTGGCAAAGGAATTAAAAAGGTTGCTGGGAAAGTTGGCAAATTTATGAACAAGATTGGTATTGTTGGACAAATAGCTCTTATGTTTGTTTTACCTGGAATTGGAGGAGCCTTAATGAAAGGATTGTCAGGGATGGCGGGTACAATGATAGGAAGCAACTTTGCTCTTATAAGAGGTGCAGGGGCCGTTCTAAATACTGCTTTAAAGTTTGCACAGACAGGAGGAAATATTTACCGTACTGTCACAGAGGGCATTACTGATTTTATAGGTACAGCAGGAAAGTATATTGGCGGTAAGCTAGGCGTTAAAGTAGGCGGAGAAAAACTAGCAAACATGACTTTAAGTGAAGCTTGGGGTACTTATTCAAACGAAGTAATGAAAAATGTAACAAGTATTGTAGATCCTTGGAAACAAGCTGTAACAATTAATCCTTCTCTTGGTTCAACTATTGCAGATCAAGCTAAAGCCGTAGGCATGACTCCAGAAGACTTTGTAAAAAATTATAATATGCCTGAAAATGTAACGGCCAGTATGCAAGGATTAGTAGGCGACGATTTAGCTAATTTCAGATTCGGCACTTCTGCTACTATGGATTCAGCAGGAGTTTGGCATCGGCAACCACTCAAATCTTTTCAAGCGACACGAAATACAGATTTTTGGGGCTTTGAAATATCTAAGGAGGCAACGAAAAAAAGTTTGATTGATATTGGGATTAACGACCCTGTTTTTGCTGCTGGTGAATCGTTTTCTCCTGTACCTGAAGCAGAAGTTATTCAAGGGACTCGTCTACCTGAAATGAAATCTGATAGCTTACTAAAAGCCCCAAGTAATGCAATGCCAACTTTAGACGACGCGCTCTATAGTAGTGGCGGCCCTGGTCTTGGGGTTCCTACTGTTCCACCTAAAGACACTTGGGGGCAAGCAATGAAGAGATACGCTGGCACACAGGTAACCGAAGCAAGGGGGCGGGTTTTAAATCTTCCTGCTGATTTAGCGGTTTCATATGGGCAGAATCTTATAGCGGACGCGATTACAGGGCCTCCTCCTGAATATGAACCTCCTAAAAGAGGAGGCGTAGATTATTTTACACCTTCAGATCCAACGCTGGCTTATAATATTGTAGGGCAGCCGATAGCAACAGGAGGAGCAGGGGGCATTTCTTTTGGAGGAGTGTCTTATTTAAATGGTACAAATACTGATCCTTCTGGAAGTATTAATGGGCGTGCAGATTATATAAATAGAATGGCTAGATATGGTATTCGTGTTGCTGGTGTTGCTGGATAATAATTAATATAGGATAATATAATTATGGCTGATTTACAATCACTTGGGTTAAGACCAGAAAAAGGAGTTAATCCTCAAATTCAAGAAGCAGTAGCAAAGGATAGAATGTCTTTAGAAAGACCTATACCAGGAGAATCATTAACTAATAATCCTGATAATCCTTATCCTTTTGAACAGGCTCCTGAATATACTGATAGGACAGATGCCTTAGAATATTTATTTGCAACTTTTGTAAAAGAAAAAACTTATTTAGGTCTTTTAAGACTTATATCTGATGATGTTCCTCTTATAAATATAGCAGAGATATTTCTTTACAAAGGTTTTACAGAAGGAAAATGGAATCCTGATTTAATGCTTATGTTAGCAGAGCCAACGGTTTACATATTAATGGCTCTAGCAGAGCGGGCTAATATTGAGTATAAAGTTATTTCAGATGAAGATGATGAAGATTTAACAGAAGAAGAAATATATGGAAAGCCTGAAAAAGACGACGATAATTTTAGAATGTTTGGTAAAAAATACAGCCCAGAAAATTTAACAAAAATGGAAAAAAAGAGCAGGGTTTCTAAAGGATCATTGCCTTCTGAAATTTCTAAAAAGATTGAAGAAATGCCCGTACCTGTTGGGCTAATGGCTAGACCTGAACAGGATATAACATAAGGAGTACGGACAGATGGCGCAAGACCAAGAACAATTAATGAAAGTTTTCGGCTCTTTAATGGCAGGTAAAAAAGAGGAGCCAGATTCACAAGCAGAGTACTACAAGCAGCGTGAGAAGTATGACAAGCGGAGAATGATAAGTAGTATTGTTGCTCCTATTGCAGGACAATTCTTAGGCCAACTAGTAGCTGCTCCCTTCCGAGAGCCTGTACACGATTTTCTCAGAACTCAAGAGGGAATGGAGTTATATGGGCAATGGAAAGATCACGATAAGCTCAAAAAAGAAGTTATTAATGCAACAGAAGATCTTAAACAGTTTGAGGGCGGTGAATCAGAATATTTTTATAATCGGGCAAAAACGGCAGCCGATCCAATAATGGAAGGCGAACTAAATAAGGACTGGTTTAAAGATTCTATAGGGCCTGATAAAAATCCTATTACAGGAGAGCCTATTAAAAGAGCTTCTAATCTTAGAGGAATATACACCAATTATGAGAATGCTCTTAGGAAAACTGCTAAAATTGAACAACAACAATATCATACAGCTTTAGAATATTATAAAAACTTTCCTGATGAAAAGAAATTTTTAGAAAATGTTGAAAGATATGGGCCTAGATCTTCTAATTTTGGTCAGGCTTTATTTAGAAAACTTAAAAGAGCCTTTATGGGACAATCTAAGCAAGAGTACATTGATGAATCTATTTTTAATATTATGGGTGTAAATGCTGAAATTTTTCGGCAAAAGGTAAAGGAGAACCCTGATGATGATCGTTGGGGAATGGACACTGGAACATTTAATGAAATGATAGCCGAGGCAACAGCCCCTGTTACTCCTGAAGTAGTAGCCAGAATAGCTCAAGATGCTATAGAACAATATTGGGATACTCCTACTGGACAGATTAGAAATATAAAGGCCAGAATAAAATTGAATGACGAGACAGAGCGAGCAAATTTATGGCAGCTATATCAAGAAGGTGAAAAGCTTTCACCAGGCTTTCGGAACATATACGAAAGAATACTAAGTGAGAGGAAGGATGATGATCCTTTACCTAGTATACTTATGGTTGAGCAGGATATGCGGGATATGCTTAAACTTAAGAAGGAAGACCGCCCAAGTATAGAAAGCTTAAGAAACAATATTATAGGGCAAACAAGATTTAATGATTTTATGAGGGGAACAGAAGGTCGGCCTGGATTGAATCGAAGCATGTGGGCGCGGCATTATCCCAGTCTTCCGTGGCAAGTAGAGCAGAACACTGTAGAAGCTACTATGTCCTATTGGGAAAATCAAGGGAAGTTTAGTAGTACTGATAGAACTGCCTTCTATACTTCACGAAATATGACAATAGATGAAGTAGCAAAAGCGGCGAGAGCGGCCCTTCCTTTTGTGCTTTCTGAATTGTCTAAAGAAGTTGGCGGTAAAAACATGCCAGAAGAGTTGTATGATGACCTTGTTAGTGCTGGCTTTCAAGAGAACATGACTTCAGAACTGATGTTATATATGACTAAAAACTACATAGAAAGGAAAGAGGGTGTTGAATATAGAACCCAACTATGGGAATCATGGAGAGGAAAAGCGCCAGTGTTAGTTGCAAATATGATAACAGGCTTGTTAAAACCTTCAATAGAAGACATGAAAAAGTTTACACGAATGGCACTTGATGAAACAAATTTAAAGAGGGAATCTTTTGATGTAGATCAAGATGTAGATCAAGATGTAGCTTTAAAGGATAAAACAGAAATTGTAAACCCTTATGAGAGTATAAAAGTGAATAATGCACAAGATCAAATTAATTTTGCTAGGGGTTTTCCTGCAAAACTTCAAAAATATATAACAGATTTACCTGGCGATGCAGACCATGCTGAAGCTGTGACTAATCTTTTAAACACTTTAAATCCAGATCAAGTCAATATATTTGGAACAGAGGCTATGAATCATACTATGCTTCCTTTATATATTAAAGCATTACAAAATGACAAAGAAGGAAATCCTCTGATTCTTCCACTGCCTGGAACAAAATTATATGTTAAACTTACTCCTCAAACAAGACAACATCAAAGTGAAGTTTTAAAGAGTGTTGTAGAAAATGCAGGAGGCTCTTTTTTACAGTTTACAATAGGAAAAAAAGAAGAACTAGCAGAAGATAAAATATTTGTATTAGGAAAAGAGCCGGAAGAACTTTCTCTTTTAAGAGGTGTTTCTGAAGATATTATTCCGAGTGAAAATACGGAAGCTAGAAAAGCTATAGCAAATTATAAGAACTTACCGATAGAAGTACAAGACCATCTTGCCATTATGAGTTCAAGATATGTTCCGTTAATTATGGAATTAAACGAATTAGAAAAAGATTCTGATGTGTCTCCGATAGCGGGAAGAGAAGAATATGAAGAATATCGTGATCAGGTTTTTCCTTTACACAAGAAAACACAAGAAGAATGGAAAGCAGAGCAACGCTTTCTTGCATTGCCCTGGGCAAAGAGAGGGAAGGTACAAAAAGAAAGAGAAAGTATTTCGAAACGCCGTGGAGAAGTAATAACGATAGGCGAGTATTATGCTTTTAAAGATAGTGAAGAAACTGATGAAAGAGATATAATATCTGGAGTAAGATGGTGGGCGGCAGAAGGAGAACTAGGGCCAGATCAATATGTAGAAACAGGAGGACAATATAAGGGAGATACATACGAAGAGAAAAGAATTAATAAGCTTAAAGCAAGTATAGATATAATGATTCGTTCTATAGGAGTCCCTGGTATAGATATGAAAGGGGAGCAGCCTATTGCTCATAATTTGTTAATTGAGGCTTATGACGCTAATTTTGGAACCAGTAAAAAACCTATTGAAGAAGTACCTGCATTACTTGATGATAAAGAAGCATCGTTACTTGTAGACCCTGAAAAAGGGGATGAACCATCTAATGCCTTTACATTGGGCAATGCGTTACTTGTAGACCCTGAAAAAGGGGATGAAGATTTGGAGCCTACTGATTTAAGCGCAATTCCTAAAAAAGGGGATGAACCATCGTTACTTGTAGACCCTGAAAAAGGGGATGAAGATTTGGAGCCTATTGATTTAAGGAAGATTCCAGAAAAAAAGTCATTACCTGAGTCACCTTTATTTAATCAAATGTGGGAAATTACTTCTGAGTTTGAAGGGGGAGAGTATTTTACAGAGACAGTAGGAAATATAAAGGAGATTAACAATTCTGGTCTTACTTTAAAAACTTATCAAAATATTCAAAGAAAAAAAGGATTGCGTATACCAACTAAGGATGATTTGAAAGCTTTATCTTATAATCAGGTAAGAGAAATTATACGAGGAGAATTTTATGAAGATCCAGAATTATATAAGCTACCAGAAGAATTACAAGGAGTAGTTTTTGATCATAGTTTGATGAGGGGTTCTGTTAACGCTATTAAACTGTTACAAAAAACTCTTGGTTATAGAGGAAAAGAAAAGGTAGATGGCCGTATTGGAGAACTAACTTTAGAAACTTTACAAAATATAAATATTCCACGAAGTGTAGAGGTGTATCAAAGAGCAAGAGTACAAGAATTTGAAAAGATAGTTAAGTCTAATAAAAAACTAGACCAGTTTATCAACGGATGGACAAAGAGAGTTAATAGTTATCCTCTTTATAATACTCAATGAGAAATCGTGATGGCAACTAAAGACGAAGTATGGGAATCATTATATTCTGAACCTTTTAAAGAAATAGGCCCTTCTGCCGCAAGAAGATTTGAATATGGTATGAGTACTTCTACTTGGTTAGGAGGCGATATTTTTCGCATGGGAAAAGCCGCGCTACAGCCAGGAGATTACAGAGAAAATATCAAAAGAATAAACCAAGAAAGACTTTCAAAAATTAAAGAAGAAAACCCTGATATTTCGGAAGAAGATGCAGCAAGTACAGCGGCTTTATGGGGAGAAGGCATAGGCATGATGTTTGACCCTTCGTTCTTAGGGACTATGTTTTTGGCTGCTCCTATAAAAGCAACAAAATTAGCAAAGCTTGGTATTCGAGCAAAGTCTGCTGGTATTTTTGGAGCAGAGGCCCCTATTAGGACGGCTGCTTATCAATCTTCTAGAGGGGAAGATATAGACCCTACAAGTATTGCTTTGAGTACTGTGCTTGGGGCAAGTATAGGGGCTGTTTTCCCTGTGGTGCGCCCAAGAAGCCGTTTATTTGGTGCTAAAGCAGAAACAGAAATACCAAAACAAGTTATTCGTGATACTCCAGAACAAGTTCTTCGTAATACTACGGGAATAGCTTATAAACCTATAGATGAAATCTCCCCTTCAAGTGCTGTCCTAGCTTATCAAAGAGAAATGCGCCCCCGTATTGTTGAGCGCCCGTTGCCTCCTGATAAAGAAATAGCTATACATGAATCTTTATTAGCAGCAAGAGAACGGTCTGACATGCCTAAATCATTATTAGATGATGTTAGAAATATTCCTAATAATAATGAAATTCCTTCTTATCGTGCTGCGCTTACTAAACGAATAGAAGAGGAAAAACTAAGGAGAACTAATAAAGAAGTTGGTGCTTTATCAGATGAAAAATTCAAGCTTTTAAGAAAAGAGAGGGCTAGGGTTTATAAAGAAGAGAAAGCATTAGGGTTAAACACCGCAGATCAAGCTATTGAACTTGGGGATGGGCTATTTTCAGGAATATCTCAACTGTCTGATGATGGTCTTCTTACTGCTGATTCTATTAGAAGGGCAATTATTAGACCATTAATAGGTGCAGCAGGAGGATACGGAACAGGTGCGACTGTTAATCTTTATACAGAAGAAGACAATATTAATCCCACAATGTTTGCATTAATAGGTGCAGCAGGAGGACATTTATCTAAAAACATAGTTACGTCTACTTTTTCTCCTTTAATAAAAGAAGCAGGGCAAGAGGCAGTAAACACCACTATTAAAAATACTATAAGGGCGCACGCGAATATTATGTTTTCTGCTACAATAGCTACAAGGGCTAATGCTTTTGGAGGGCGATTAGAGATTTTATCTAGGATGCTTTTTAATCAAGTTGGAGCAGACGTAAGAGGAGCTTCTAAAGTAGCCTTAGAAACAAGGTCTTCTTTAATAAGACAAGATATACACCACAGCAGAAGAACATATCTTGAAAGTCAAACTTTAGGAGATACAAAGTTTTCTTTGTTGGGGTATAATAAAGAGGTGGTTGCTTATCGAGAAGCTATTGGAAAATATACAAGAGGGATATATGGAGAGACAGGAAGCCGACAAGCTACATTAGGTTTAAAAGAGGCCGGGTTTAATCCGGCTGAAATTGATTTGATAACAAATGTTTCTTCTAAAGGTATTGCTCCACAATTAAAGCAGATATGGCACGAAGTTTCCCTTGTTTTTCCTTTTGCAAAAAGATTAGAACAATATGGAATTCCTCAATTTCACGATCATATTAAAATAATGAAAAATTTACCTGCTGCTAGACAAGCTTATGAAAAGGCTTTTATAGAGCAAGGAAAAGCTACTGCAAGAATAGAAGGAAGGAAGTTTACAAAAGCAGATAAAGCAAGGGCTGTTAGAAATGCAAAAGGCCACATAGATCAAATTGTACGAACAGGATCTCCTGGTAAAAAGAATGCTGGACAATGGGTAGGAAATGATTATAGTAATCCTAATATGCGTATGCATAGTATTATTAAAAATATTGAATTAGATAGACAACTTAAAGATATTAATGCTATTAAAGAAATAGAAGATTTTATGATTTGGGACATAGAAAAAGTTATGCATCGTTATATAGAAGCAACTATACCCTCTGTAGAATTTGCTAGGACATTTGGAGCAAGAGGAGAAGTAATAACTTCTATGAAAAGAGGTATTACTAAAGACTTTAAAAGTGCAATGGATAAAGCTTCTTCTCCTAGTGAAGAAAGGAGCTTACAAAAGTTATTAGATAAAGAAATGAGAACTATACATGATATGGTAGATGTTTATCATGGGCGGTTACATGCCGGTAATCGGGTTTCTTCTAATACTTTAGCTAATAATGTTTATGCTATAAGTACTACATTAGCCAACTTGACTTATCTACCAAAAGTTGTTATTTCTAGTTTAGGGGATCTAGTGCAGCCATTTCAAAATAGTGGAGTTATGTCTGGTTTAAGAGGAATGGGAAGAACTCTTAGTAAAAAAGAAGGGAAAGGATTCCATAAAGATGGGTTTGGAGATGTAGACGTTTTAGAACATGAGTTAAAGGCTTATACGATGAAAAATAATCCTGGTTCAAACCTTCAAGCTGCTACTTATGCCATGAACCAAATGTGGTTTAAAATAAACGGACTGGCATCATTTACTAGATTTGCTAGAAAATTTGCTTATAATTCAGGAATAGAAGAGGCATTTAAAATTGCAACAAAATTAGGAAAAAGAAAAACTCAATCACTAGCTGCTAGAGCAGCCGATATAGGAATTGAGAATAATGTAGCAGTATATATTAGAAAATTTAAAACTGTAGATGAAGCATGGAAAGACAAGACTGCTCGTACTTATTTAAATAGGTTTGGGGTAAAAGCAGCAGATAGGGATGCCCTTCTTCCTCAACTTGGAAATAGGCGCGGGTTTACTCAATCAAAGAACCCTGCGATTCGCGCTACAGGGCAGTTCTTATCCTGGGCGCAGGCTAAAAGCGCACAAACTAATGCTTTAGTTAATAGGATGGAATCAGGAGATGCTGCATTAGCTGTTAGAATGTTAGGTTCGCTGGTTATATATGATGGTATTTTAACATTTAGAGATTTTTTAAATGATCCTACCGGCAAAAGATTAGAGAAAAAAGGTGTTGAAACATATGCTGAAAATTATCGTAAATTAGAAACTGTTATGAAATCAGGACAATTTTCTGGAAACTGGACTCCTTGGTATATTGACAAAGGGGCGCAGCTTATGTCCACAAATACAAGCCATAATCCTCTTTCTAATGTTGCGCCTAGTTTAGGATGGATGTGGGATATGGTAACAGGGTTTTCCCCTCTTCCCTTTAAAGGAAGTGTAGGTACAGTTTGGGAAAACTTATCCCAAAATGATCCAGAGGGCGCTTTAGTACAAGTACTTAAACGTGTGCCTCTTGGAGATGAAATTTTAGCTTTACAAGCAGGGCTTGGTCGCGGTGAAGAGTGGGTTGATAGGCCTAATCGTAGTAAAAATGCAAAAGGTGGAATCGTTGAAGATGTCCCAGGTGTTCCAAAAGAACCTGATGAAAGAATAGATAAAATGACAGGGCTTCCTTATAATGTACAAGCAGGTACAGCTTTTATAGATGAAGAAGATCCAGAAAAACGAGAAGCATTTATATTAGGTGGCCTTGTCCCAAAAAGGGCGCTGACTTTAAAATCTGAACTAGGGAAACTGTTTCCAATGATGGCTTCTAAAGCAGACTATGTTCCTGATGTCAAAATATTATCTAATTTAAAACCTTCTAATCGTAAACCACCCTCAACAAAAGCTGTTAAAGTTCCTCCAGAATATAATGCTCCTCTACCTTGAAGAAGATCTTGACAACGCTTATCAAATAGATTGCAAAGAACGGGCAAAGAAAGAAAAGCCTTGGATAAAGCGAGAAAAGTTTAGAAATCTTTACGAAGATCTTATTGGGTTGTATCTACAAAAGGTGGCAGAAAATCATATTTTTATAGATACATCTTTAGAAGATTTACCAGGATGGGTAATTGGGGAAGTTGAAAGGACTTTACAAAATTATGAATAATAAATTAACACTTGGTTCTATAGCTACCATCCTGGCCATCATTGTAGGGTTATGGGCTGTTGATGATAGATATGTTAGTGCAGAAGAAATGAATCAGTCTGTTTCCCAAATACATCTCAGAATAGATATAGAAAAGAAAAGGACATTAGAAAAAGAGTATTATGAGTTTCTGAGATTGACTTCTCAAAATCCAGATAATGCGGATTTACAAAAACACCTAGAGCAAATTAGAATAGAAAAAGAAGAGCTTGAAAAGAAGATAGATGAAATATTAAAAGAGATAGAATGAAATGACCACAGGGATAATGCCTCCATTTAATTTTAAGCATCCAAAAGATGTTAACATGAGCTATGTAGAACACTTATGCTTTACTTGGAAAGAAAGCGCAAGATCGTTGCTAGCTTGTATAGTTATGTTTATACATGGGATCTTTCCACCGATATTAGATTGGTGGTATAATGATCACATTGATAAAGCAAAACAAAGAATTGATAAAGTAAATGAAGGCAGAACAAAATGATCCTTGACAAATTAATACAGCCTGTTGCTAGTATTCTAGATAAGTTTATAGTTGACAAAGACCTAAAGGTAAAGCTACAGCATGAGTTAGAAACAGCAATACACAGTGCTAATATGGCACAGCTTGAAGTGAACAAGGCCGAAGCTGCACACAAGAGTATCTTTGTAGCAGGGTGGAGGCCCTTTGTTGGATGGGTTTGTGGAGTATCTTTAGCTTATCATTTTATTCTATCTCCGCTTCTTCAGTTTGGTTTCGCATTAGCTGGAATGGAACAAGAGTTACCTGAGTTTGAATTCAGCCAGCTATCTACAGTACTCATGGGAATGCTAGGCTTGGGAGGACTTCGGACGTTTGAAAAGATGAAGGGAGTATCAAGAGAATAATGGCTAAAAAATGGATACAAGGAGCCGTCAAAAGACCAGAAGTTTTTTCAGCAAAGGCTAAAAAGACCGGAATGTCAACATCAGCCTATGCTAAAAAAGTTTTAAGGGAAGGAAGCAAAGCTTCGGCTAGAACAAAGAAACAAGCTAATTTAGCTCAAACCTTTTCTAAGCTACGGCTACGATCTACTAAAAATAGGGGGTAGGAGTTAGCTTAAACTTAAACCGCTTCTTGGAGGGGCTTACACGCGCTCTAAGAGGCATATTTGAGGCCAGTAGTAGTATGTATATCTGCATCTGCAAAGGCATCACCGACAAGCAAATCCGCAAGGCAGCAATCGCTGGTGTAGACAATCTCTATGATCTCAGAGTACACCTGGGTGTCACCTCTGGTTGCGGCAGCTGTGCCGATCAAGCTCAGTCGATATTGACGGCTTATTCAATAAAGTGATCTGATAAAAACTTACAGGATGCCATTCCGACGTGCTTGTGCGGCGAGATCATCAGCTAATACTTGTTCAATATCCAATTCTTCTTCTTTAATTTGCCTCTGCACGTTTTCTATTATTATGTCGTATTCTTTGTTGAATTGACGGCTTTCTTCCGTAATGTGAGAACCGTTTGCATCGTAGCTCCACTTCGATTGATTTTCATTGGGTGTCGTTTTTGAATATAAGCATTTAAATTTATCTTTCAATCTTTGTATATATTCTTTTAACACTATTCTTTTCCTTATTCGCATACTATATTACCTAGCTCTTCTTCTAAAAATTTATGAAGGGGTTCCAGCTTTGCCCTGCCTTCTCTTATTATTTTCTCAATAATAGGAAGATCATACTTGTTAAATATTTTACGAGCATCCTTTTCTAACAATCCACTTAATTCAGTTACAAGATTTCCTTTTGAATCAATCAAAATTTTAAATGATAAAATATTTCCTTCTTTATTTTTCATAGTATTTCACATGTACTTGCAAAACACGCAAGCTCTTTAATATTTTCAGTCATGTCTTCCTTCTCATACTCAGGAAGAACTGTCCAATCAATTGAAGTAGTCGTTTTCTTTAACCATTCTTTGTATTCTTTACTAGTTATTTCTTGATAAGGGGCCTGTTGATAAGAGTGATCTACATAAGGAAGAAAGGATATACCAGACACATCATCAAAATGTTTGTACACCCATGCTCCAACTTCTAACCACTCCTTTTCTCTAACTGAAATAGTTACCGAAGGTTTATGCTCACACCAATTATCTTGATAATGTTTCCAAAGCTTCAAGTGTTCTAAAGCTGTCAGGCCATCTCTAGTTACTGCATTCTTTGGTGCTTTAATAGGGAAATAAAATACATAAGTATGGCTTGGTTTAGTTATATCATCCTCATGATATACCCCTTGATCCACCATCAACTGCGCTAATGGGTCTTTTTTGTCTGCTCTGATAGTTCTGAGGTAATAGGGACTGTGCCTTGTGTGTATCCCTGATGCGCTATCTACTAGTTGACTCACAGTTCCACTAGGCTTAACACAAGTAACTGCAACTGATTGATTGATACCTAGTTTCTTGGCCCACTTTTTATTCTCTTCTATGGCTATTTTCTTTAGCTGATCAAGCTTAATGCTACCAGTCACCATCTTTTTATTATCAAGAATGCCTGTTAACGAAACACCAAGAAGAGCCTCTTCCTTAGTATTGTTATGCCACGCCCTGCTCAAGTATCTGAAATTAGTTAGCGTAGCTTGGAAAGTTCCTAGTATTGTAGCCAGCCTTACCTTGTTTTGCAAGGTTTCTAAAGTATCGTTTTCTCGTACAACAACTTCCGTTAAATTACAAAACTGTTTATTGCGTAAGATAATCTCGCTACAGGGATTAGTGCCAAAGTCTGAATAGGGTTCTCTCCTGCCATTCTTAGCCGCTTGTTTTTCGGAAGCTTGTCTATTGAAAATGCCTCTCTCACCGCTCTTACTTTCGTGTAGGGACAACCACTCTTTCATAAAAGCGCCCATATCAGCAGTATCAGTATAAGCTACTGAATTATTAGACAGCGCTCTTTGTTGATTATCCTCCCACCACGCCCCTGACTTAGCATTGCGCATACGCTCGTCTGAGAGGTTGCTGAGAGAGATTAAAGCACTTCGCCTTACTCCCCCTACCACTACAACTTCTGCAACCTTACACATCAAATCATGGCAATCAATAGATACTAGCTTCCTATATCCTTTAGCTATCGCATCTTTAAAAATGTTAATGGTAAAGTGGAACAAATCTTCTAATGGTGCTGGCCCACTAGCCCTTCCTCCGAAAGTTTTTAGTGACGCTCCATGTGGACGTACATTTGATACATCCCATTTTGGAATTTGTCCAGAGTACAATAGAGAGATAAGCTCCTTATAAGACTTTGCCCATCCTATTTTAGAATCGGCTACTCTTATTATTGTATCTGTATCAAATAGCTCTTCTGGTAAATCTGGAAGCTTGTTCACGTACTGCCTCTCGACACTAAACCCTACGCCTGTGCCGCACATAAGGATGTATAGAGTCTCGTCAAAGGCTCTTGGAGTATCCACAGCTAGATAACTACAGTTGAATCCTGCAACATGGTCACGTTCCAAAGCTTTTCCTGCCGACATTAATGCTCTCATGCTTGGCATAATATCTAAATTAAGAACAGCCTTTTCTAAGGAAGGTCGTACTTTTGTAATGTCGGTTCCGTGAACCTTCTTTAAATGTTTTTCAAAGAAGTTAAAATACCTAGAAACTGTTTCATTCCATGTTTCTCTTCTTCCCTTCTCTTCGTTCCATCTAGCATAACGACTCAAGTGTATAAATTGTTGATAATTAGTAGGTAGCTCAATCTTCATTGTGAACTTCTTTCATATTTAAACCTTCTTTATATTTCAAAGCATCTTTCTTTAGTCTATTTAATCGTTTACTTTTAGAATTTTGTTTTGCTTTTCTTCTTCTTAAAAACCCTTCTCTTCTTTCAACCTTTCTATCCATTAGTGTTCCTTAGTCCATAGATGTAATGCAATGATAGCATAATGAATAATTTTAAGCAGATCTCCTTGATTTTTATATTCATCCGTGATCGGATCTGGCTTCTTTCCATACCGCATTGCGTACTTCATAATGTTCCCAATACAAAACCCGTCACCGTGTCCTGCATCAATTATCATATCAGTCGCTTGATACTTGCCGTTAGCATAGTGCTGTTCATATGTTCTGTCGATGTATCTTTTTATCTGTTCTATAGTATTGTCCTCGTTAAATTTATACTCAATCTTATCCTCTACTGCTTTCATTCCTCTCTCCTGCTAAATAAGTAATAGCATTTATTAATAGGTTTGTATTGTCTTTAAAAAATCCAAGTCCTGAATTACAAGTAGGGCACAATAAACCTCTTATTTTATTGGTTGTATGACAATGATCTATACAAGACTTACTTTTAAAGTTATTTTCATTAAACTTAAGAGAACAAATTTTACATTTATTATTTTGTTTTTTTAACATAGCCTTTTTGTCTTTTAAAGTTATGCCATATTTTTCCTTTAACCAATATTCTTTTTCACGAGTATCTATTTTTTCTTTATTAATTTTTCTGTATTCTTTATTATAAGATATTACTTTTTCTTTATTAATTTTATTGTATTCATTTCTATAAGCATTTATCTCTTCTTTATTAGCTTGATTATATTCTCTATGACGAGAATTTATTTTTTCTTTATTAGCTTGATAGTATTCTTTATGACGAGCATTTATTTTTTCTTTATTAGCTTGATAATATTCTTTCATATAAGCAGCTTTATCAAAAGACATTACTCAAAATCCTCTGGTAGGAATCGTTTGTTCCGTAAACCACCTGAACCCATTAGTCTCTGCCCATTCAGCATGGCTTCTCTTTGTACCGTCTTTACGCTTTTTGGCTTGAGGCATAGGTGCATTAGGATTAGAAAACAAGAATACCAGTTCAATGTTTTTTGGTAATGCTTTCTTCACCCATTTATACTTACTGTATTCTGCAAAATCCCAAAACCTTCCTTTTGCCTCTAGCAGAATAGTCTTATTTCCAAACGTCTTAATAAAATCAGGCTCGTAATAATGTTTAATTATGTAATGAATCTTATCCCCATGATGTTGCCATGATTTTAATATATCCCCATGCAGATTCTCTTCCCACTTGGAATCATAACTTGGTCTTATTTTTCTAGGTCTTCTTTTAATGGATTGTCCCTTGCCTTATTTCTAATTCTGTTTCAACTGCTTCTTTTAAAGCAACCAAATAAGTATTTTCAATTCCTTCTACATCCCCTTCAGACATGAAAAAATTAGCCATCGAAATTATAATACTTTGTAATCCGTAGTTCTCGTTTGTCTCGTCTTCTTTGTAAAATTCAGATGGCATTTTATATCTTCCATAGTTATAATTTCAATTTCTGTAGCTGGAAATAATTTTAATATTCTTTTAATTCCTTTTTTAATCCATTTAAATGAATAGGCATTTAAATAAATTTTATTGTTTGCAAAGTAACGGGTTTCTTTAGGCAACAAATATTGTATGTTTTGTAGATTTACTTTCTCAGCTTCTTCTTCTGGTAACAGGGATTTAACCCACTCTATTAAAAGAATTCTAGTTCTTCGGCTTATTCTCCTAGCCTTCTTACCGTTCATAAGAAGTTACTTCTAAAACTTTAGGCATAGATACTACGCGAGTAAAATATTTTAACCCTGTAGAATATTTAAATATCTTAAGACCTGCCCCATTGTTAGCGTCAGAGTGACATTCTATTTTATAAGGACAATAGACGCATCCTCTAGGAAGCCGCATATTTCCACGCTTACCTTCGGGTATTGGAGTATAACATTTTTCTGGTGGTGTGTCAATATCTATAGCTTCAAAAACCTTTTTAATCTTATCCTTAATATTAATTTTTACAAAAGGCCCAGGCTGATACAGAGCAAGCTCTCCGCTTTCTTTATTCATAGCTAAGAACCCGCCCTCGTTTGTTCCTTCAGCAGTCTCGTATCCTGATAACTGTGCCATGTATCCGAAAGGATCGTCGTCGTGGAGAGTACCGTTTTTAAACTTCTTGAATGCAAAGGAAGAGGCGGTCTTAATATCTACTACTTCTCCGTCTATCTTACAATCCATGTGGCCCTTAACTCCGTCCACTTCAATTTCTTTTTGCTCGTCTTCTACTTTATGCCCTGATAATTTAACCAGCAGTAGGACAAGTTCTTCTAAGATATGTCCATAAAGAAACTTGATAAAGACAGAAGGGTGATTGAAACTATTGGCTGAGTTTCCATGACGCGAATCGTACCACAGCCTACGCATGGGCCTACCAATAATAGACATGCGAAGAGTAGTCTTGTCCTTGTGAGGCTTAGACCAGCTTTTCAATACTGTTTTCATCCGTTCCCCAAACTCTTCAATATGTTCGTCTGGTATTTCTAGATCTTTTGAATCACACAAACAAGAAAGAGTTTCGTAAATATCATCGACAACTGTGTCAAGTTTTTTCATATAGCTTCTATAAGTTTAGTAGCTTCATCAACTGAAACTTTAAACCATTCCCCTTTATGTTTAGTTGAAAGCCTTTTTAATTTTTTATGTACTAAATGTTCTGCGCTTTTCCTATCTTCAAAGTATTTAGTATGGCATAATTTATAATCTCTGAAAGGACTAGATGTTTGATACTGGTTACACCTATCTTCTGCATCAATTGCCATACCAACTTTTATCCATCCTTCCCAACAAGGATTAGATATAATATATACATGGCCTTCTGGAGTTTTTTCGTAACCTTTTAAAGATGAGAAGGCTGCCCCTTCAAATGTTTTGAATCTTCCTGCTTTGTGTAAAGGATGAGACTTAGGTACATACTTACCATTAACAAACATTCTTGTTTTATTTTTTTTAATATGTGATTCCAAAGTCTGACGCTCTCCCTCTCTCCTGCTTTTAGCACCAGCATACCACCAAACGTCATCCTCAAAATATATATTTTTATTAGTGTGTTTCACTCC